CTGCGTTAAGTGTTATTTTTTTAGTTTGCATATTTCACTCCTTTATTAATATCCCAACATATCCTATATAAAATAATCTGTCAAATAAAAAATGCAGTTTAGAATGATTCTAAACTCAACCTATAGGCGATAATAGTCCCGACCACCCGCCCCTATGATATAGGATTTTTTAGGATATGTCAAGAAAAAAATTTTTATTTATTTTTAGTCTTGCCTTATTTCTGCCATATTATCCTATTATAACTGGGACATGACAGAAAAAAATAAAATAGATAAAATACATGATAAGTTAATTCTTCAGGCTAAAAAATTAGCATTGGTGGAATTACAAATTAAAATTAAAGAGCAAATAGAAAAGCTCGAAGACGAAATTAATTTGGTTGACTCTGATGAAGAGGACATACCATTTTAACATATGAACACAGCAGGGGGCTACTTGTTTAGATGCCCCCTACTGATCCCTGGTCCCTGTGGATACAGGCACAACGGTAAGCAGAAACTGTATCTGAGAATGTTGTGTTGCGCGACAGGGACCTGGGATCAGTGGCAACCGGAATTGGTATTACTGCCATTGATCCGGCTGGGATGGGCGGTGCATTGTGCATCGACCCTGAAGCCGCAAGCTTCAAGCTTCAGGCGTAAGTCACAAGCTCAAGCTTGACAAATTAGAATATAGGTTTATATAGGAGATTATGAAAACAAGTGAAGCATTAAAAATAGTTGGCGGGCTGTCGAAGCCTTCAAAGATGCCCGGCTGGGCCTATGGTTTACCAGCTGCAGAATGTAAAACCGGATCCAAACTGGCACAACAGCCAAACACAGTTTGCAGCGGTTGTTATGCGCTCAAAGGCTGTTATGTTTTCCCCGTGGTTCAGGCTGCACAATACAGAAGACTGAAGGCCATCCGGTCACCGTTATGGGTTGGAGCAATGGCGCTATTGATCAATTCAAAAAAATCAAAAGAATTTAGATGGCACGATTCAGGGGACGTACAAGACGAAGAGCACCTACTTAAAATTTTTGCTGTTGCAAAGTTAACGCCGGACACTAAGCACTGGATGCCAACGCGGGAGTCATGGGTGAAGGCCTTCCTGCCTGAATGCCCAGACAATTTATGCATACGATTTTCTGTTCCAATGGTTGACCAGGAGCCAATCAAAAGCTGGCCCAATGTGTCAACTGTCATCACTGAAGACAAGCCCTGGTTTGGTCTCTCTTCCAGGGTCTGTCCAGCTCCTACACAAAATAATGAATGCAAGGACTGCAGAAGCTGCTGGGATAAATCGATTCAAAATATTAGTTATTATAAACATTGATATGTGGCATCACCCAAAGTATTATAAAGAATTACGGAAAGCGAGAAACGAGTTAGCGAAGCGCGACGCTGTCAAAGAAAACCGTGAGGCATATTCCGGTAGCTCACTCGCTCGTAATAAATCGGACCAGGCAATTAGCAAAGAACCGGCGACGGCTGGGAATCAGCGTTCGCCTGGTTCGGGCCTCAAGCAACAAGGCTCAGGCTCAAGCAACAAGCAACAAGCTGAAGAGGCTCAAGCTACAGAGACTCAAGCTTCAAGCAGCAAGCGTTAAGTCCCAAGCTGCAAGGTTCAAGCTTCAAGCCACAAGCATCAAGCTCCTTGATATCCTTCCCCTCATAAAGTTTTACTTGGTTAAGGGAGAGGGCCTTAACCATAATAAATGTATTCTTCGGATGTGTCATATGAAATGAAAATTGATGTGGAGAAAAGCGAACTGTGTTTCCCCGTGTTACTTTTAATTCGATAGTGAAAAAGTTGCCAGAACTATTATACCCCAGTATATCAGGAGTCCCCCATGCAGCACTATTTTCCAAGCGTGTAAATGATAATTTGCAATTATTTTTAGTAACGAACGTTTTAATCTCATGCCAAAATTTTCTTTCTGGTTTCACTACTACAACTTCTTAATAACCTTACCCATTTTCCACTGTTCAGGTCTAACTGTGAATACCAATCGATGAGATTCTCTTACTCCTATTAATTTATTTTGCAATAATTTAATGCCATCAATGTCATAAAATTCTCCATTTGGTAGAAGAACTTGAACACGTGCATTGCCCGCGACTTCACCTTTCATAAATTTATCTAAAGCTTGTCTTAATATCTTTCCAGTAAACATAGGTTGCAATATAGTCTAAGTTGTACTATATATCAAGTATGTTTGATAAGATAGTTTATAACACTTTACACTGGCTAATGAAATGGTCAGGTAAAATTAATTCATGGTCTTGGAGAAAACACGTGAAACATATTGAAAAGAAAAGACAGAAGAAAAAGAAAGTTTCTCCAGAAGATTTATTTAACGGAGCGTAATGGGCCTACCAAAAAAATTAACTGAACAGCAGATGAGATTTGCTTACGAACTTGTTACCAACGAAGGTAGAAAGACAGCAACAGAATGTGCTGTCGATGCAGGTTTTAGTAAAGACTCGGCTAGACAATACGCTAGCAAATTACAAAA